ATAGTAAAGTTTTCTTTACGACTTCGTTGTTTAATAATAAAAGCCATGATCGGGGCGAAATCTGCACGAGTCATAGGAGGATATGAAACTGTAAAACTAAACCTTTGTCCTTGTACTTGCCTCCTAAATGTTTTCCCACTATCAGTTTCACTAAATAAAGTTTTTTGATTTGATTTAAAGTTAATTGCATTGAACTCTGTATTAGGTAAAGAACCACTCATATCAATGCCGCCTTACCTTTTTCATTAACGGCAGTGTTAATCATGTTTACAATAACACCTCTGCTATTAACTAATAATTCATTAAATCCTCTTGCATCAACAGTATTAATATTAAAATTTACTGTCACTGGCTGACCCATGCCTAGTTGATTATTAGGAATAATTGTGCCAGCTTGGTCAGGCACGAATAACTCAGCACCTTTTTCTCCTACTATTGATGGTTGTCCTACTGGTGGTCGTCCACCTTTTTCAAAACCTCTAAGTTTATTAACTAATCCCATACCAAACTTAATAGCCGCACCGACAGCTAATATATTAAACGGAAAAGGTATCTGAGCAAAAGTTTTCAATGCACCCTCATAAACACTACGCATAGCATTTCTTATTGTGGACATAAGCATCATTTTTTCTGATTTGGCAATAGCGGCAGATATAGCTTTACCTACTAATGCCTCTACTAATGATCTAATAATTGATTGTGCCAAACTTTGAAAGTTTAGTTTTCCAGTCATAATAAAATCTGTAAGAGTAGTTTTTAAAGATTTGAAAGCATCTTCTCCAGCTTTCCTAAAACCCTCAAAAGTGTCTGAACCCATAGCCTCACTGAAACCCTCTGAAAAATCTTTTGCTGATTGTTGCATAAACGTAAGTTCTTGTTGTAATTTTTTTGACTCCTCAAAGAATGTATTAAAAGCCGCTTTCTTTGTAAGAGTTTCAAACAAATCCATAAAATCATTATCTAATAATCCCACTGTTTCTCGTATTTTGTCGCCCTCTTCCTTAGTTTCATCGGCTAATCCCTCTGGTATTGGTGGTTTCTTTTTAATTTTTATATTTACTTTTTCAGTCGTTTGAGCAAGACGCATGATTGCATCTTCATAGCCTTGCATAGCCTCTACTATTTGTTTGTTCTTTGATACATTTGCAATTTGTGTTTCTATGGCATTTATCTCAGCCAATACGATTTCTAATTCTTGTTGTAATATGTCAAACGATGCCGCCCCAACTCCATCGCCCATTTGAATTGCTTTTTGTTGATCTGCAATTATGTCTTGTTGTTGTTTTTTAAGTATTCCTAATTTTAATTCTAACGCATCTAAATCTAATGTTTTTGAAAAATCTACACCAGATATTTCAGATATATCTCTAGCCTCTTCAAACAAATCAGATATTTGTCCAACTAAGAATGATACAGCACTAAAAGCAATCAAACCTTTTTTACCAAATAATAAAGCGGCTATAATACCTGATGATTGAACAAATGTAGGTAAACTTTGAAAACCAGTAATAGTTGTGCCTAAAGCATCTGCAACAGCTTTAACCGCTGGTGCAATATCTTTGATTACTTTAGATGTATTTGTAATAGCACCCGCAAAGTTTTCTCCTATAGCAGTTGCAATATCTTCAATAGATTGTTCATTATCTTTAAGGAATTTATCTAAATCTCCAAATTCTTTTTTTAATTCATCAAAGAATGCTTTAGCAACTACTGTTTGGAAATTGAAGAAACTATCATTTATCATTGATAGAGTTCCATCAAGAGTTTTTGCTAGATCAGTTGTTGCTTTTGCAAATCTACCATCGCCAGCAAATAATTCTTCAAATCTTTCAATAGTTTGTTCGGCTGTAACTTGAACACCAGCATCAAAACCTAATAAGGCTCTTACACCTCTTTCTCTAAAAAGGTCTGCCGCACCAATACCACCTGAGAATGCTCTTTGTATTTGACTTGCCGTAGTCTCAAAATCTAGTCCTGTAACAGCGGCTACATTACCAGTTATTTCTAGTATTCTTGTAAGATCATTTGCATCATCGGCAACAACAGCTAAGTTCCCTGATGCTCTCGATATTTCCTCTAATGAAAATGGTACTTTAGATGCAAATTTTCTAAGGTTTGTGAAAGCGATTGCACCCTCATCAACTGAACCAAATAAAAACTTAAATCTTGTTTCTAGGCTCTCAACCTCTCGACCAACATCAACAAATGATTTTATTGTTGCTACAGCACCAATACCTATGATTGCAGATTTAAGACTAAATACAGATTTTTTAACATTGTTCAGACTACCTTGAACTCTACTTAAAGCGGCTTTCGTTTTATCTTTAGCGATTATATCTATATTTACTTTTTTGGTAGCCATCTATTTTTTCATTCTCGCCAGTTGTTGTTGTCTTTTTATTTCGTCATTTTGTAAATCGAAATACGCAATCCACATATTAAACTCAAATACTGACATTTGCAATATTTCCTCAACTGTCTTGTGTAGTTTTTCAGCGACTGCAAACACATTGTGCAGTTCTACATTATTTTTTAGTTTTTTTTAAAGTCGCTGGTAGATGATTCGTTTGATGTACCCATAATTTCACTTGCTACTCTAGCAAGAACATCTGTGTCTGCTTTTTTTTTGAAACTAAGGATATGACTTGCGTTGAACATCGGTTTATGATCTTTGTCTAACGCTTTTTCAATAATGACATCAATTAAAACGCCAACATCATTATTAGTTGCACCTTTAAATATTTTACTCTTCTCCATCATATTAAAAGGTTTTGAGTAAATAGCTTTATCGCCAACAAGTCCCCACTCAGGAACTTCAATTATTTTTATTTCTAAATCTTCAAAATGACTCCGTATGCCGTCAAAATAATCAGGTTTTTTATCGTCAGCCATAAATTAGATTATACTGTGCCGATAGTTAATCCGCCTGAACCTTGTAGAGATACAGTTCTTGTAGTCACTCCATCAAGAGTTACACCAACACTCATTCCAGTTACGATTCCTGTTCCTGATAGTTTTTGCTCTCCAGAACCCGAACCCTCTGGCATGAACTCAACACTTACACTAGCACCTTGTGTTAATGTGTTTTGAGCCGTATCGTCATCGTCAAAATTCATATCGATTGACGCTGTAAAAGTACCTCTGCCAGTTATAAATGATTTCATTGAATCACCTAATGCTGTGTCCTCTACAACATCGTGAGTCGTATCAACAGTAAATCCAGTTGCTTGACCGATATTAGTACCGCCAATGTGAACTACTGCGTCTTTGCCATGATGCGTTGCCATAATTTATTACTCCTTTTCTTTCTTTAATTCTTTTATAACTTTTTGCGTTTCTTTTTCAACTGATATTTTTTTATTTTTACCCTCAACAGTAAAACCTTGTTTCTCATAATACTCTTGAAAGTCAGGCGAGATTTTTATTTTGGTATCTCCTTTTACCATTACTATATCCATAGCCATTATGCAGTCCCCCTTGTAAATTCATACATCACACGCACAGTTATTCTGACTCCGCCATAAGGATAGATTGTTCCCTCGTCTGACGATGCCTCGATGATTTGTGTGTCCAACGCATTTCCATTTCTTGTTATATCATTATCAAGAGTTTCTTCAACTACTTCAATAATCTGGTTTCTCACTGTATCAATATTTGTGTCTGTGCCTTTACCAAAAGCGACAATCAAAAAATCTATTGTACCCATATATTTGCCTGAGCCTGTTGCACCCATAGCTGAGGGTTCTCTTGATTCGTCTCCAGCTTGAATAAATGCGGCTGGAAACTGTGCATCAGATAACTCTTCAACCTCAAATGGTTCTCTTGTTAATTTTTTAAACTCAATCGGGCTAGTTACAGCATCAAGTTTTGTAATTATATCATTTGCTATATTTTCTCTTTTGCTCATATCTTTAATTCACTAGCATAAAATTTTGTAAATTCATCTACAATTTTATCTTCTTCATTTCTCCCAATAGCAAAAAATGGTCTTTTAACTCTCTTTTTACCAACACCAAATGAATCGTGAAAACTAGCTATTTTTGCTCTTTCCATGTTTGTGAACAATAAAGTATTTTTAAAACCTTTTTTTCTATAATCTAATGACCTAAACATTTTACCGCTATCAGTCAAATCTACAAATCCTGTCTGTCTGCCTCTTTTACTTCTACTTTTTTTTGTTGATTTTGCATAAGGTAACATTTTACCACCATCAGGTAAATTACCTTTTTGAGTTCTTTTGGTTATCATAAGGATAGCCATATTTGAAACTCTGTTCAATGATTTTTGTATTACACGCCTTTGATCTTTAGAAAATTTATTTAGAAACTTTCTAACTTGTACTGTATTGATGTTTACTTTAACATCAGCAACCATTATCTAACTAATCTTAATGAATGTAGAGGCTCTTTCTCACTATCAGATACAGTCCCCCCGCCGTCCTCATCAT